CATAGGACTGGTAATCACGTGGCTGGCGAGTCGCCGGGAAAGGAATCAGAAAATCGCTCATGTGTAACCCCTGACAATGAGTGTGGATGCAACCCCACAAGACACAACCAATGTACCACAGCTTATTTAATATCGCAATATGTAAATGGGCAAATCGGCTTGTGTTGAGGCAATAGAAACAGGGTGAGAGCCCGCCTGAGTGGACAGCCCAGAGTCTTTTCCGGGCTAGGCGGGCATTACTCTTTCTTGGGGGAGGCGGCTGGCTGTCAGGATGACGCGCTATAACTCAGTTCTTTTTCCAAGGCCTCGGTGTGCTCTCGAATCTGTTTGCACAACCAGGCAACACGCCCTTTGTCGGTGACCCTCTCAACATCGATCATCATGTAACGATTGGGGTCACTCTTTGGCCTGTCATGAAGCATGATCGCTCTTGCCCGCTCATCTGCGGTATCCACACACTGAGCATCAATCTCCTCGCACCAGGTTCCCTCATCCGGGTTACGACTGTTCCAGGCCATGGTCACGCGAAACATAGGCATAAATTTCTCTCCGTGGGTTCGCAAAGGGATCAGGAACGCTCCCTTGCGTGTTGCTCCTGCATGCCAGCAGATACACAATAAATATACCGCAATGTATTTAAAATGGCAAGAAATAAAACACTGAATCCGGAACCAAAACAACGCGCCTGGCTGGGCAACCCCCGCTGGAAACTTTCCCGGCAGCGCCGGGGGAGAGGGCTATTTGATGATCTTATCGTCTAGGATTGGAAAGAAGGTGGCATCCGCTTTCTTGAGAACGAGAGCGGTATCGATAGCAGCAGCGCCATACTTGAAATGCTGGCCAATAGCTTTGTCATTACGCTTGCTGCCATAGGTTACCAAGTCGGCATTGACCCGTATGCGGAAAGAGAAGGGCCCAAGGTACTGCTCCGAGACAATACGGCCTTGTTTCCCCATGGCCCCATAGTAAACCACCAAGGAGCCACTCAGGGACTCAGGAGTCCAATCGCGACCAAACTGGTATCGAATCTCAGTGATATGGGATTCCTGCAGGGCTGGGCCATAGACCATGGAAAGGACTTCATTCGCCCGTTTCGTCTGATAGGGGTAGTGGGAGTCCTGGCTATAGAAGATGAAGCCAACGAGAGCGGAGATCCATACAAGGAAGCCGATATCCACAAGCCAGGAAGGGCGACGAGGCGAGGGGTATTGGAAGGAGTCGTGGGGAGCGGGCATGTTGGGAACCTGCCTTTTGTTAATATACGGTAAAGTATACAGGTGGATTGCGAATCAGGACACTGTGCGGCTTTGTGTCGATAGGGTATTGTCATCATGGTATAATATCCCGTAAACAAATTGGGCGTTCCTTCATGATGGTAACCAACGAGGGCCTGTCGGCTGCTGCAAAACAAGGTATCTGGAAGGCGATCTGGCTCTACATGCCTTATCTCCGCTCCTCTCTCGTCGCGGAATTGAGTAGCCTGGGGCATGACCCAGATATGCTTAATGGCTGCAGCAACCTGGATTTGGTAAAGGTTTCGATGGAACAGATGGAGAAAGAGGGCTTTCCTTCTGACGAGGGACGCCACCAGTTTTTCCTGCATCCCCAGAGCATAGCGGCGATAGCTGATCGTGATTGGCCTGTCATTTGGGAAATCAACAATGCTTTCCTGCAGTTTGATCACGAAGGCAATCTTTCCGCGTTTGATCCCAAATACTGGGACGAGATCATGAGTAAGCCCGAATTGCCCTTGGAAAAAGAGGGGGGTTTCATCCTTTTTTCCCGGCCGGACGCAAGGGCTTCGCTGTTCAAGGATGATGACGGTGATCTCGTGATCACTATTGATGGATTCGACCTTTCCAAGCGCCGGGTTAATCGAGCCCTGGGAGAGCTGAAAACCACCGTGAGTTTTCAGTTCCAAAAGCTGAGCAAGGACTTCCGTGACAACTGCCTGAAACAAATTCCGCATGCCAACCCCATAAAGCGAGCCGCCGAATCGGCTACGCTCGACCTTTGACAGGACATTACCGATGACGACCAGCAGCCTTGAAAAGATACTCAGTGACCAGGAATCCATCCTGTACTTCGCTATCAACTTCGTGGTGCCCAAGGAGTCGCTTGTCGAAGCCCTGTCAGCTAAAGACCGACCTTATGAGGACATCACCCTGGAAGCTGCCAGGGTTGATCGGGCTGATGTCGCCACCAAGGTGTTGGAGCAAATGGAGGCGCTGGGATACCCGAAGGAGTCCGATGGCGTGTATCTGATGGATAAGGATGGGCGCTGCCGGGTGGACACTGATGATCTGGCCGTCTCCCTGATGAACACTGCCATCAAAGGATGCTTGCTTGAGATTGGCGGGGTGAATATGGCCCAGAACATCGATCATTTCCGCAAGCTGCAAGGCCCGGGGGATGTGATTGTCCCTGTCTGGGAGCGTCACGAAGGCAAGGTGGATATCCCGGGCAAGGCTGGCACACTTGATATCATCGTGTCTGATGACCGCCAGCAGATCGTGGCCAAGCTGTCCTCTGATTACCCGAGAACCTTTGACGCAGACAAAGAAGTCGCCAAGCTGGAAGAGGAACTTTGCCTGGTTGCAGGTCATATCCGATCACTGGAGGCAAGGCTCAAGCCGATCCAGGAGTACGGCCCACGGGAAGCCAGCCTGGCTCTTTGATGGCCTCCCAGCGATCAGCAAAGTCCAGGGCAAGGGTGAGGCATTTCCAGGGATTGAGGCGGCGCAGGCGCCAGCATTTTGCGGTACAGAGTGATTTTGATGATCACGAAGGTGCTGGCGGAATAGCGCCGATCGATTGGAGACAAAAAAGGGATTCCGAATAAGCAAAAGGCCCGTTAGGGCCTTTTTTCATTTGGGTATTGGCGCTGTCCGGTACCGGTAAGCCTGAACCATTCGCAATGATCGTGCCGCGACCATCTCTGCCGTCTTCTGGTGGGCTGCTGACTTCATATCCACTCGATTGCTGCGATACCTCACCTGGTCACCCAGAATCGCCAGGGCGGCACGGGTATCGCTCTCATGCAAGAGTTTCTCAGAGAGCTCGTAGGTTGAGCCATCTTCCTCATATTCGACAAGCAAAGTGGCCGGGGTGTCAGGGCGATAGATGAAGCTCTCATTTTCATGGCTTGTCAGGGTTACTCTACGGATCCCTTCCTTTCTCATCTCATCCAGGTAGCTGGAGGTGACTTTGCTGTTCACATCAGCTGAGGCATAAGCCAGGAAGTCTTCCGAATACTGAATTTGGTAATCAATCTGTTCTGGTCAACCACTGTCGCCTGGGTCAGTATGGGCAGGAAGTTCTGGATGTTACGCAGCTGCGTGAGCCTGTTGTTCTCCGCTGGAGAGTAAGGGACAGCCTCGTAGTCGTAGTCCAGGGGGTTGCCGCCAATAGCAGCGCCCATCGATTCTGCGCTAAAGCTGAGAACCTCTTGCGTTTCTAAAAGCCTGACGCTCAGTTCCTTGGCTGGGTCCAAGAATTCCTCGTACAGACCAACGGTGAACTTCCCGATGTCACCCACCATGTCGTTTATGGACTTAATGCGGCGCCCGTTTCTAGTGCGCGTAGCTGTGTCGGCTAGCGCAACTTCCGTAGCAACATCAGTAACCCCAACAACGCCACGAGAATACTGAGGAACTCCCAGGACAAACTCGATAGTCTGCGTAGCTCGGTCGCGCATAGCACCGAAGCTAGGGGAGAGACTTGGCTGAGGTGTTGAACCAAAGAGATCCCGCATTGGAACATCGGCCTTTCCTCGGATTGCGACAACAGATCCAGGCTCAGAAGCGTCCCGCATGGCCGTCATTACAGATTCAGGGTCGTCCACAAGAGCTGTCTGAAGTAACGTGACGGGAATCGTAGACTGCGCGTGCCATAGCTCCAGCGTGTCGAGCTCGTTGAGTCTCTGCTGCAGGCTGGAGATAAGAGCAATGTCCGACAGACCTCCCAGGTCCTTCATGTTGTCGTTGAAACTCAGAATGGAAAAGGGATTGCGGACGTTGGCGTAGGGCAGTTCGCCCGAAAACAAGGGCTCCTCGATGCCGCTTAGAAGGTGGTAGTACTTCCCCTCCTCGAAGTCGTAGAACTCATAGACCGTAACCCAACTAAAAACGTCCTTAGACGCCTCGTTTAGAAGGCTGCTGTTGCCGCTCAAGTCGCGCAGCCATGATGGGTAGCCGCCATAGCTTGCGTCCTTTGATGCCGTTTGACTGTAGAAGCCTCCCTTCTTGCCGGACTTCTTGACTCTCTTTTTGAACTCCGCCTTCGTTAGAACGGTAACTTCGATGAGATAGCGGATGTCCTGCCAGCTGCGAGCAGACATATCAAAAAAGATATACCTGGGGTCTACTACCTGATACTCGACAGTCTCTCTTGCGAAGCTCCAGACGCTCTTAATAAAGCCGCGCCCGCAAATGGCTGTGCTTACTGCCAACTTCCAGATGCTCTGGTGCAGCTTCTGTCTGTAGAAACTGTCGTTGATGAGAGCTTCGCGGAACCTGCCGGCCTCGGCGTTCTCGTTTCTTCGAGCTGTAACGCTCACCTTGGGGTTAGTGGGGCAGACGTTAGCCACCATCGTGTCGATGTAGGCGTAAGGATAGTTCGTCTCGAAGTTGATCTCGTCGTCGTCAATGCCTGTCTCGGCAACGAAGGCGCCAGTTGGCGCATCGAAGTTCTTCTCCCAGTATTGACCCACATACCACCTGCGCCAGGCGTCCCACATTTGGCGCTCGCCTCCTGCTTTTCCCTGGTGCGTGGTGATAATCCCTTGAATTTGCTGATGCGTTAGGCCCATTAGTCTTCCTTATTTTCTTTCGCGATCTTCCCCATGTTCAAAGCGAACTGAGCCTGCTTGATGGTCTCCGCGTCGAAGTCTTTCTTGTTGGCCAGGACGTGCTTGGCATACTCTTGGACGTTGTCGTAGCCAGCTGCCTTGGCCTTACGGGTGAACTCACCCTTGGTGCCCTTCTCCTCCATCTTCTTGTCTGCTTTCTGAAGCCACTTCTTGGCTACGCCGTCCCGAAGTTTCTTTAGCTTGTCGCCGTCGCCTTTCATATCATCTCCTTTTCGCCCGTCTTACCGAGCGGTATTTTCTTTTAGTTCCTGTGCTTCTCTTGCGGTCTCGCTCTTGCTTTCTATAGGCTTGAACCTGGTCCCACGTCAAATCCTTAAACATTACGACGTTGCTGTCTGCAGGCACCTCGGTGTTCTTAGCCCTCACAGGCAAACGCCTTGCACCTACTATAGCCATCTGGAGCGCAGAAATCTTGTCCCAGTGATGACGGGACCTGCGCTTGGCGCCTATCTGGCCCTTCAGCATTTCAGAGACAACCGTCGTTTCGGTGCGCTTGTCGTGCCTGTAAGAACACAACTGGGAAAAAGTGTCCTCGTCGTTAATGACGAGCTCCTCTATAAGAGCATCTTGCAGCCAACCCACCATCTCCTCGAGCTTCTTGCCTGTCGAAGTGAGCCCTGCTTTGTAAGGTTTCTCGTAATACAGGTTGCCATAGTCGGCCTGCTTGGCAAGAGCTATCGTCGCAGCTCCCACACCGTTGCTTTCGATCACTACAAGCGCTCTGTTGAACTTCTCGGCTACCTCAAGCATCTTACGAGTGAAGTCGATGGGGTCGCTGTGGTCGGCAAAGCACGCAACCTGCGTCCACTGCCCTTCATATACCTTGAGAACCTGAAAGGCTGCATGATCTCGCGCAGCATGGCCGGCAGGATCGACCCCCACGACGTACATGGCCCCAGGCTCGGGAGCCTCATACTCCAAATAAGGCGGCGACCACTTCTCCATCTTGCATTTACGGTGTTTTTCCAGCATCGACTCGCCGAAGATGGCCCTCAGCGTGGAAATCCAGCAGGTTACGTCGTCAAATGGGTAAAATACCCGAAATAACTCGGGCTCTCTGCGGATCTGGACGTCCGTGTTCATTACAAAACGCCTGAACGACAGATTTTCGCGAGTCAGGCCGAGCTCACCGTACTTACTCATCAGACCAACCTCTTCGTTGGTCAGCCTGTCGCCCTTATGCCAGGGCCTTACGTTCAGTTTGCCGTCCCAAAACGGAAAGAAAGCATACACCCACCGCCCGCTACCCTTCTTTGCGTCCATACATTGGTCGTGCCACCAGTCTCCAGCGTTCAGTGGC